GAATGATTTACGTCGTTTAGCAGCTTTAGATCCTGGTTTGACTTTGCCAGTGACCGCTGTTTTTAGTTTGGAGCCGGGGTTTGCTCTTCGATATGCAGCCACTCCGGCTCTTGTCATGCCTGCACCTTTTTCCGTTGGACGGAAATTCTTTTTATTTCTTTTGGGCATTTTATCCTGTCTTCTCATTATATCATACCCATACGTCTAGCCATGAATCCACCACCCATAGCTTTCTTTCTTTTTGCAAATGTTTTAACATTTGTTGGTTTGCCACCAACACCCTGTGCGACTGCTCTTTTTCTTTTGACAGCTGAACGTCTCTGTCCTTCAGACATAGATCTTGCTTTTGCAAGTGGGACGCATTTTGGATATTTACGTTTTGCATCTGCTTTCTGTTTTGATCTTCCACATTTTGAGAAAGAACCATCTTTCTTTTTACTTCCTATGTCTACCCATTTCTGAGCAAACCATTTATCTAGACCGTTCTTAGCCATTAGGAATTCTTTCCGACAGCGTCCTTATTTTGTCCTCTTTTAGCTATCTTACAAACAGAACCACCCATACCCAGACCCTGTCTTTTTAATCTTGTAGTTGCCTCCATTAATCCACCCTCGGCTTTGCTGCCTCTGAAATCTTTTCTCTTTACTCCTGATGGATCTTTGATTTTACCTGCACATATTCTACTAGCATAGGCATTAGCATATGCTGAGGGATACACTTTGAATTTTCGCTTCGCTGCGGCTTTACCTCTAGGACATAGTTTAGTCATTATCTTTTCCTCGCTGTCTTTTTAGCTCTTTTAAAATCTGATGGCTTCGGTGCACCCTTCGCACCCTTCTTTCGCATCTTGGCTCCACGTTTTCTTTTAGCATGTATATTAGCATATAAACCTGGACCTGCCATTAGATTACTTTCTTATTATTTTTTTTCTTGATAGCTTTTGCCATCGGTGAATCAAATTTTTTCTTTTTCTTTTTATTAGCTGCTATAAATTTTGCTTTTGGATCTGCTGCAGTTATTTTTGGATTATTATCTAAACCATATTTAACGCTTTGCATTCCTAGATCAGACCCACCTTTTAGACCAACTCTGCCACCTTTAGCTTTGCTTTCTAGTATATCAGAAATTTTTTTATTAATTTTAGGTTGATTAGATTTTGTTCTTAATTGAACTTTATTTTCATCAGGTGTTTTATAATCTCTAAATATTTTATCTCTTGTTTTAACAATATCATCTTGAACAGCTCTTTTCTTTTTTAAATTTTTTGCAACGCCAACAAAATTTTTAACTTCTGTTCCAGTGGTTTTTTGTGCACCACCAAAAATTTGATTAATAAATTGTTTTGCAGTATTAAACTTACCCATTATTTTTTTCCTCCGTTTCTAAAAATCTGTGTGCCCTTTATACCATAAATACTCGCCACGACAAGGATCCAGAGATTTGTGAACCATGACGGGAGCTGCGAGAACATCTCGAAGAACAATTTTACCTTGTCCATCGCAGTCGGGTCATCCGATATGACTGCATACGCGAGCACCACCACAGGCAAACTTAAAATTATTAAAACCGCCTCGTCCTTCCAATCTGACTGTCGGGCCTCTAGCAATTTACCCTGATACTGTTCCTCGCCTCGGGCCATACGATCGGCATGTAAGAGTTGTGCCTCTGACATTGCCATCTTCGTCTTCTGCTTGTTAGCGTAGATCTTACTTCCTGCAGAGACGGCTAGTTTAATCGCCGATAACCACATATTAGTACGCTTTAGAGTTTCTTTTTTTCTCTGCTAACATTCTTTTCTGACCGCCAACTGGCATTTCAGGTTTTCCTGTAGCAATATAGT